AACGTCTCCACTTGAACGATGTAGTGTTCCATCTTGATATACGGTAAATATTTCAGTTCCAATTGAGAAAGTCTGTCCTATTGTAAACGATGATCCAGGTACTGTACCAGTTGTTGCAATGCTTGTATCTGAATTTGTTACGACTGCTTTATTTGAATCAAAGTAGGCTGCAGTTGTTGCTTCTGAGGCAACAATAACAAAAGCTCCTGTAGTCGTATTAAATGTATGCGTTGTTGCAGCTCCGGTCGTTGTCATGACTCCGGGAGTTCCAAGAGCTGTAACTGTAAAGATTTCTTGGCCAATCTTGAATGTTTGACCGATGGCATAGTAACCACCTGCAACAGTTCCAGATATGTCACCGCCACCATTTGTATCACCAAGACTTTCAACTGCAACATAGAGAGGAACCCGTAAACGAGAATTAAGTTGCTTAGTTGCCTCAGATAATTCAGCATATCCAGTAAGTTTAGTTCCAAATCTCTTTCGAACCTTTCCCCTAAAAACATACGCGTTATCAAGTCGCTCAAATGCGTCATCTGGAATAAGCCAAGGACTTTGGTCTGTATTAAGCCCATTTTTATATGGCGCTATTACAAACTTATCAAATAGAGCTGCCATATTATTTTCCTATTGCTAAGTATCTAACGGTTCCGCCAGTTGAATTTGCATTCCACATTACAATATTTGTTGTATCAATGCTTGTTACGAATACACCTTTATCTTTTCCAGATGTACCATCCATTGTTAATTGAGCAGAATATATTGCAGCAAAAGCTTGATCTGTAGCTGCGGTTGGAAATGTTATTGTAGTTTCTCCATTTGCAGCAACTGTATATTGTCCCCATTTCATAAGTATGCCTGATGGAAGCCTTGTCCAACCATTTACATGTTCTTTACACGCAGTCATTTCTGTTGCAGCTGCTGCTGCTATAGATGAGCGTGCAAAAACAAGTTCATTCTTGGAGGTCTTAGTTGATAATCTAGAATAGACACCTATTTCAGATGCAGATGGCGTTAATTGAGCTGCTGCTCCCTGAACAGGGAAATGTAAGTATTTGTGTTTGCCTTCACTAGCGTTATCAATAGCTACATGATTAACTTCAATGAATGTTTTAAGTCCTGAAAAGTTAGTCGCGATATCTGCCTGAGATTGGTACGGAATATCGCTTGCTGCTGGGATGTTTGGTTTATATGCCATTATCTTTCTCCATGATCTTTAGTAAATTCAATAATAAATAAAGCAACTATAACGCATACCATTATGGAAACAATTATTTGTGGGTATGGTTCTGTAAACAGTCTGCTTACCATCTAAAACTTCCTCCCTGGCTGTAAATCGTAGCTGTTCGTTGTCCGCCACGTTGAATAATGTTTCTTTCGAGCACTAATAAGCGTTGATTATTAAATTCAGGCATAAGTGTTTCAAGTGAAGCCGTATCCATGCGATCTTCGTATATCTTTTTAGCCGCACCATACGCAATGTATTGCCACCACTGAGCAAGTTCAGGAACTGAATCAGCAGCTATTAAAGCAGTTGGACGTTGAAATACACTGAGTTCAACTTTGTAGGTCTTATCAGGAATAGGTCTAAAAGTAAGTTTTTGATTGTCAAATAACACTGCATTAGGTTTTCCAGCTTCGTATGCATACATTTGAGCAATGATTGGTTCGGATGTACCAGGAGCTACTGGGAAAGTGAATGTATATACACCTGTATGATAGTTTATTGTTCCAACCGATGTTGTTGTATCAGGAATGACTAAAAGTCCTGTAGTGGTGATAACGCCTGATGTTCCATCTACTTGTGGAAGGTCTTTAATAACTATTCCATTTCCACTTGCATCAACTGAACTAAAGTTTATTGATTTTGGATTTATTGGATGATGGGAAAGTGTTCCTGAATAAGCAGTAATAATACTATTTCCGGTACCTACATTTTCTTCAAACAGCACTTGTGGATACATCGAAAAGAACTCATTTCTATCTGTTGAGAGATAGATTTCAGTTCCACCAACATATATAGGAGCTTTAATATTGGTATAAATATTCTTAAAGTTATAAAGAGGGTCGGTTAAATTCTTTGTGTTATCACCATATGTATCTATGTTGGGCATAAGATAGAATGGGATCTTTTTATCGACTAAGAACTCTGGGAAGTCGTATAGAACAAATGTATTGATATAGTTATCAATATCATCATTTGAAAGTTGCGCTTCTGAAGTAGTTCGAGTAAGCCTACGCACCTTAGTTCTAATTGCTTTTAACTTAGAAAGGTCTGAATCGGTTGACATATCGATGCTCCTAAATTTTAATTACCCTGATACGTAGTATCAAGATACGTAGGCTTATAAATTACAGTATATGTTCTACGGTAACTAGGTCTGACTCTACTGTTGAGAAATCCTCCGGATCGATAAATTCCAAGCTTTGGAACCCAAAACGACGAACTTTAGCGCCTAGCCTTGCAACAGGTCGTCCATTCTTATCTACCGCATGTTTATTAACTGGATACCAACCATTTCTGTTCAAATGCTTAGCAACTCCAAGTGGTATTGTATAAGTTTCGCCATCTACAAACTCGAATCGTTCGATTTGATCATCTTTATGAAACTTGCAACTAAAGCGTAATATGCCATTTGGCATTTCTTTATAGTTAAAAATACCAGTTACTTTTTCTCTGTCTTTATCTCTTAGATATTTAAGACTTGGTTTAGCTTTTTTAGCTGCTTTAGCGCCGAGAGCTGAATTTGTTTCTATCATAATCTTCCTTTTAATAAGGAGAGGAGGATTATTCCCCCTCTCCAGATACTACTAAAGAGTTGGTACGTCTGTAGCAAAAGACTTGCCAGCGCGCCATTTAATTACATCATTAGCTGTTCCACCAGGACTTCCAAGTGCAATAGCTGCATCACTTGATGTTCCAAGAACCATGCCAATAAAGCCTGTGTTCTCGAAAGCTGTATCACTTGATGTGTTAAGAGCAATATCAATTCCAACCGGAACTACTGAAGCCGGTGTGTAAGGAATTGCTGCAGGAAGTGGGAACGTAAATGCTGTATAAGCAGTTGTAGCAACATCTATTGAGAACGTTGCTGCTGTTAGGTATGTTACTGTTACTAGTTGACCATCTAATTCAACCATGCCATTACCAGTAGGAATGTTCATTCTTACTTTTTGGCCTGTTGTATAGGAATGATCTACTAATGTTGTAACAACACCAGCTGCTGCTTGTGTAATATTTGCAATTACGCGTTGTTTTGGTTTGAACATGTCATAAACTGCTGCACTTGGAGCGATATATCTATATGTTCCAGCTGCGCCAGCGACAACTCCAGGAGCTGTAGCTATTGTGTTTGCAAGTCTAAAACTTGTGTTCAAAACAAGTGTATCAACTGAAAAATCCAAACCATTAAGATTGTCATGGTCTGTACCTTGAATTCTTACGATACTACCAGCTACTAATCTTCCTGTATCAGCCGTGCTATATACAGGTTGAGTTGCATTTGTTCCAGCTGTTACAGCGACTGCTCCACCAGGAGTTTTATCAGAAGAATCTATAAGGGAAATACCTCTATAGACTGCTCCGTTAAAACCAATAGCAGATGTCGATGACGAAGCAATTTGAGATGCTGTTGAATGGAACTCAAGAATTGAGTCATCAGAAGCCAGCTCACGTTGCCAGTACCATTTTGTTGCTGCCCACTGTGTGGATGCAGCAATGTTTGTCAAATTATATACTTCAACCCAGTCTACATCCGAACGTAAAGGGATAATTTTATCAATTCCGTCAGAAGTAAAATGGCCTTGTTGAATAATTGTGCCGTTCATATTTATTCCTTACGAAAGTGTAGATTTAAGGTTAAGAATCCACTCATCATTCAAGATGGCTTGTGCTGTAGCCATTTTGAAACCAGCAGAAGCATTTAATGCCAATGGGCCACCAGCAATTGATGGAGGCAAGTAAATGAATTGCGATGAATATTCAGCTTGATCTACGATTGCATATGCATCGAGGCCTGTAATAAATGTATTGTATACATCTTCGCCATCAGCCGATCCATGTTCAGTAATAGAACCTTCTGAAGATGTTAGGAATCTAACGTTACCGATTGCGCCCCATTCTGATCTGAGACCTGCCATATTTGAAGGATATTGGTTCTTGTGTAAGAAGCCAGCTACACCTTCAAGTTCAGATGCCATATTAGAATGCGTCATTGCAATGTAAGCGTCTCGGACGGGTGCTGTACCAAATCGATCTTCACCTTGAATTGAATCAGTAATAGTATTTGCATTTGAGCTTAATAAACTCTTAACAATACCATCAATGTCTGAGTGTGTAAGTTCGGTTGGGTTGTCACCATTTACGCCACCGCCACAATGAACAACCGAAGCTGTTGCTGCAAGCATGTCACGTGTAAGTGAATCTTCTGTTTCGCGAAGACAGATACCAAGTAATTTAACAGATTCATTCAATACTGGATCTGCTGCTTGAAGTGTTACTTGTTCGTTGATTTGGATGTATGTTCCATAAAAACCAATTGTTGCGTCGATATCGACTGCTTCAAGTGATTTTCCTGGAGGAGTTACCCCTGAATTGCCTAAAGGTACGGTTGCGGTTCCTAATTTTTCATAACGACGCATTCTCAAAGTTTTTCCGCTTCGAGCAGGCATAGTTTTCAAACTAGCGCATGTTTTATGAATTAATGTAGCGTGTGGAATAGCAAGAAGTTTTGAATCGAAACTTCTTTGTACCGGCGAAGTGAGGGTACTCGTTGTTACAATAGCCATAGGTTTCCCTAACAATTAAAAACAACATAAACTGCATTATAAAATGCAATCACAACTCTGCGAGTTGACGAGTCTCATACGGTCAGTGGATTGACGAGTTCCAATACGTCAGATTTTGGGATGGCGAATTCCATACAGCCAACGTAAGTATACAAACTGATTAGATATAATTGCAAAGATTTAGATAAAAATAGCCGGCCGCAGACGCGCTGATATTATCCACGACCGACCAAATGTGACGTAGGCTTATTGATTTTTAGTTGCTTCCTGAACTTCACGCCATAGTTGTTCACGAGCTTCTTTTGAATTCGAATTAGCAAACGCATTGGCTTGCTCTAAAGGGCTATTGCCACGTTGCGGTGAAATACTATTAACCGCCTTAGGCTTTGCCATATTGGCTTGAGCCTTTAAACGATCTGGTTCATGCTTATCTTCAACATAGAGACCCAAGTCTTTAATACGCTTATAAGTTGAAGAACCACGAGCATATAAAGATGCACTTGATGTTGCAATTGTTTCAGCAAACTCAGGATCTTCTTCTTTAAGAAGCATTAAAGTATCATCATTAACAACCTTTTTAAAGTCGCTGTATTTTGATTGTAAGCGATTCTCATCAGCCTGTTGCTTCATAACTTCTTCATAACGCTTCTGATTATTCTTTAAGCGTTCGACTTCTCTACGAAGATGTTTTCCTTCGATAAGATCATCGTCGCCAAAAGTAGACTCTTCTTCTTTTTGCTGGACGGGCTTGCGACTCTCTTGAATTTCACTTAAAAGTTTGCGTGTTTCTGCAAGATCACGTTCAGCACGAGCCTTGTCAATACGCATCTGCCTAAAGTTACTAGCTCGCTCATCTGCATCTTCTGCTACAGGAGCTTCTTTTGCAGTTTCAGCCTCAACAGGTTGAACTGGCTCTTCAACTTCAGTGTTTTCAACGACTGTTTCTTCAACACTTGTATTGTCAACGCTAGTTTCTTCAACAACAGCGTTGTCATTTAATTCGTTATCAATCATATCTTCCCTTTTAGATTTCTAAAAAACTAGAATTACGTTTCTCTCCGTTTAATTCTTTTGCTTTTCTTAACAGTGAACCGTCATAAAATTCTACTACATAACGTAATAATTCATAATCTCTTGGTAAAACTATATGCGGGTTGCATTTCATATAGCTAGCAGTATCTGCATTAGGGACAACCCATAAGAAATCAATCTTATCTTCTCTGCAATTATATAGATACACAACTTGGTCATGCTGAGGAGTTGGACACGTTTCACGAGCAAGAAAGTACGCACGCAGTACATTCTGCATAAGCTTTTCTTTTTTAATAAGAACTATTACATAAAAATTACCTACGTACTTCTTCTTATTGTCCTTGATACATAAATGAATATTGTAATCATAGTCTTTGAGTTGTTCGCGCATTTGATCAGTTGCGCTATGTTGAGACGGATTTCTTAGCTCGCTTTCTATTAACTTGCTAGAAAGAGTTCCTACTGTATCACGATCATGTATAATGCTTTTCATGTATTATTCCGGCTTATCAAGATCATATGTCTTCTTAAATAGTCGACTTGTTTTAAATGTCTCAATTTTTCTATGAATGTAGTCGAGTAAAACATTGAGTATGATTTCGAATTTCATTAGAAGCCTTTCAGATTTTCCAGGCCCTGTTACGTATACTAGTTTAGCTGGTCTTCCTCGTTTGCGCATGGGTCTCTTTGCTACTACTTTTTGCATTCATCTCTCCTTTTAAAGCCTATTTACCCTTAATTCTATCTTCCTTTATAGCAGTTTTACTCTTCTTAAACTTCTTCTTTTTGCCCTGTGAATCAGTGTTTCCACCGGCTGGCTCACCAAGCAGATCAAGTACTACTTTTTTTGCTTTACCGTCTTTACGTACGCTTGTTGGCATAGTATTCCTTTAAAAGTGGGCGGATTTTTAGTCCGCCCAATAACAATTAATAAGGGGTTTTTGATAATTGTTTTTTGATTCCGTTTAAGTCTTCAGATTGTTGTTTGTCATATTCTGCAACGCCATCTTTAACAGTGATGTTCAATGATTTGCTGACGCTGTCATATGATTTAATTACTGTTTCTGAAGGTAATCCAGCATTTCCGCCTTTACCACTCAACATGCCTTCGTCGCTATAGAATTTCTTTGCCATCTTTGGCCTTTCTTGGAAACGGTAATGTTTTACACTACCAGGTTTTAAACCTCTAACCAATTTGCTGAGCTGTAGAACCTTGTTGAGGCGTTATTTGCTGCGAGGTTTGAGCAACTACACCCATTGTTGAATCTTTTGCATCTTGTTCATCAAGTTTACCTTGAACATTCAAGACTCTTGCAAGTGATAACATTTTTTCGAGTTGACCAAGATCGATGTCGTCAATCTCTTGAATTGCTTTAACAATGTTAAGCATACCTTGTGCCGAATCTTTTCTTGCTTCTGCTCTACGTTCAATTGCAAACGCTTCATTTTCTTTAACACGACTGACGCGTTCGATACCAAGTCCGATATGCGATTGTGCTTGTGCATCTGAAAGGTTAGACTTTGATTTAGCTTCTTGCATTTGAACTTGAAGCTGCATTTGTTGAGCTTGTTGAGCTTGATTAGTAACTTCTTCAACTGCATCAATAAGTTCTTTTTTGTTCTGAACGGTTGAAGCAGATAGGATAACCTTGTCAGGAATAGGCATGCCGATTTCTTTAAGGTGAAGAAGTTGGGCAAATTGCATCTGACGTTGAGTCGTTGTATTAATACCTTCTTCAACTGCTGCATCATATTTACCAAAAGCCTTATTGTAGAATTGTGGGCTTGGCTGATCGGCAATAATACGCTGAACTTTCCCAGGTGTGAAGTTAGATTGAAAGACATCAAGCATAATACCACCAAGTAACTTTTGAGAGTGATCTAGTTGATCGAGTAAAATTTGAAGGGTTGTCAGTCCGCCACCTTGACGAAGCATTGCTAGTACACCAGCTTTATCATCTGTAGCTGTACCGAGAAGCTCTTCATTAACACCTGAAATTTCTTGAATCTCTTTGCCTAAAAGCTCAGAGAGTTGCATCATCGAAGGTGGAACTTGTGCTGGAGCAATCTTTTCAACGTCAGTCATTTGCGCAGTCTGTTTGATAGCAATACCAATGCCTTGCCCGAAACGATGCACATCATCAAGGTTTACAAGAGAATCTACTTTGTATTTAAAGCCTGAGTTAACTTGAGACTCTAAGATGTCGAGCTCAATTGCTTTACGTCTGTTATAGAGGAACTGACTATCGCGAAGGCCACGAGTCATGCCTTGAATACGCCAACGGTAATCTTCCATTTGTGGATTGAAGTAACCAAACACTGGAACAAACGGATATTTATCAATGCCCATTGGATTAGGGCCATCATACATAACCATGCCATTAACAACGATAGCTAGTTTAACTGTAGGAATTTCTGTTTTAGAAGTCGTAACACGAGGAAATTTGCTTAAATAGGCTCGAAGTTGCTCATCATCGCCACGCCATTCCATTGTTTCACCAGTTTCAGAGTCAATTAGAATGCGCTGGTCGCGATAATCACGGTAGAAGAACTCATCGTATGACATTAAGTTCTTAGTGCCATTATTATACGATTCAGGCATGTAGTTGAATTTGTCATCACGGTTGTTCTTAACCGGTAATGTCATGATCTTGTCTTTGCTATCTGGCAATAATGATACGCATTCTTTACGTGTGAGGAATGATCGTTTCCAAATATGGTTACAATCAGCAAAGTCTTTTTTCTTAAAAAATGGATCTATGAGAAATGTATTGTAAGCACAATTATCGACTCTAATGTTTCCTGATACTGGATCTGATCGGTAATCGACCCATACTTGCATGACATTAAGACCGGTAACAAGTGCACCATGAAACGCATCTGAAACAGTATCCAAGACGCCTTCTTGCTGATTAGCCCACATCATAAGCTTAGTAAACTGATCTGCCGTCTCCATATCTCCGTTTTCTATTGGACTAACGATGGTTGATTTACGATTGCGACGTTGCCACCCACTCACCATATTAATAACACGTCTGATACGGTTGAAGTTGAATTGCTTTAACTGATATGCGGGAATCTTACCGTACATATCATTCCAAATTGCTTGATCGCCTGCCTCGAAACGAGTGTCAATTTGAGCCTCTTCCCAAAAACCCTGATTCACAGTAATCGAATCTCGATACGCCTGGGACATCATAGCGAGTACAGAGTTATCGTTTTCCTCGTAGAACTCAGTACCTAATTCTGGAAAAAGCATATCTCGCTCCCTTATAGGTTAAGTTAATAACAGCAATAGAATTGACACTTTGATATTATTCTAAAGTTGTTGCTAACTTATAGCAAGATTATTGAACAGATAGAAATGTTTTATGCCAACTTGTGACTATTTGTCACGACTTGGTTGCTTTTCAGAAAGCTCGCGTACAGCATTCTTCTTAAACAAAGCAAGTAAACGTTTAGCTTCCTCAAATTGAGTCTTCATCATTAATGTTTCTTCTTCATGCCTTAATAGTAGGTGTTTAAAAGTGCTATCAATCTTCATATCTACAGCGTCACTGAGTTTAGCAATCTTTAAAACGTAATCATCTTGGAACTTCTTAAGTGACTCAACAAAGACAGGCTCGAACATGAGACTGGAATTTGACTTGATCTTCTGGAAGCTACGAATATCCTCACGAATTTCTTTTCGCTCTTCACGTTCTTTTTCTAGTTCAGAATAAACCTTCTGAACATCTCTACGCAGTTCTTCACGTTCTAAACGCGCCTGATTGCTCATACTTGTAAAATTATTAAAATTAGTTACTTTGTCGAACTCCAAGTTGTGGACTTCTCTTTTAAGAGAGTAAACCTTCTTACATAGCCAATCAAAGGCTATAAAAAGTGCTATATTACAACAAATAGCGAATGCAGATGAAATTAAAATAATGTACATTAGTTCTCCTTTTATTTTTATTTAAAGAACAGCTTCCAAAGGTAAATAGCAGCATTTTGAAATGATAATACAAGTACCGTAATAAGTATAAGTCTCTTTAATGTTCCATAATAAGGTAGAAACTTGCGTCTTTCGTCGTACATAAGCTGCTTGATTGTTAACTTACGCTTCTTTTCATGAAACTCTTCGAGGTCTTTAAGAAACGATTCACGATCTTTATCCAGCGCTTCTTCGTTTTTTGTTAGGCGCCACTCCTTATCATTAAAACGAAATAGATCTTGAATATGCTCTTCTTCACGCTTCTTTAACCGAGCAATCTCATCATCAAAGTACTTCTTTAATGACTCTTTGTACTTAGTTAGAAACGCCTCTTTGTGTTCCAGTATTTCACCGAAATCATCTAAATTATTATTCTTCATTTGTCTTCCTAGTAAAAGTGTAAAATAGAATCATCAGTCAGTCCTTCCAGGTCTTAAACATAATCAATGTTGTAAATAACAAAGAAACAGACAAGACCCCTAAAATAGTAAAGTTAATAAGGAGTTCAACGTTCATTTCTTATCCTCTTCTCCTGAGTGCTTTTTGGAACACCAACCCCGTAGCAGTTCACGCTCAAACTCATCTAATTCTTGTCTTTTGCTTTTCTTATGATGCCCTTCATCACAATCTTGATCGTAGTCACGCTTAACGTCCTTGGACTTACGCCAAAAATCAAACATTAGTCTGCCTTACTTAATATTTTTCTCCATCTGACAATTTCACTATGTAAGTTTTTAAACGCTAGCTTACATCGTTCTCTTAAAGTCGCATCTTTTGGAGCATCTTCAGATGAACCATTATCGTCTACCTCTCCGCATGTTTCTGTATACGCATTAACAACATAGTCTCTTGGTGCGTATTTATCTAAAAGTGAGACAATTGCATCTTCCGGTATCTGCTTAAAAAGCTCTGCATACATGCCTTCAAAATTAAATGGCTTCTCCATATCACGCTCAAAGTAAACATCTAATGAAATTTCTCCAAATGAGATCGATATGTGCACAGTGTCCCTATACTCTTCTTCTTCTTCCTCTGCATCTAATCTAAGATGTAACGAAATAGGATCTTCAGTAATTAATTCAGTTATCGTTGGTAGTCTTCCCATCAGTCTTCCTTATTTAGCTTTTGTTAACGCTAAAAGAACACCGCGCAAGTTGGCATTCTTATTGTCTGATTGCTTTTCAATAAACAACGCCTTGGCTTTTGTTACCTCAAGTTCTGCCCTTGCTTCACGAATACATATAACTGAACAGCCCCCAATAAATGTAAGGCACAGAATGGCAGTAGCTAATCCAACAACATATGCAGTTGTAAGCGCTACACCAGTAAGTCTGTCTATATAATCTTGTCTCATTTAATCTTCCTTTGGTTTGTTTTCTCGCTCATCATCCTGTTTTCCGTATCTGTATAATTCAAATGCAAAGTCTTCTACAGAACAAATAAAAGCTTTATAAGTTCCACCAATATAACTGTCCCACCTTTCCCCTCCAGTCTCTCCCTCTAGATCAAGTCTTACCGATAGACTATATTCATTTAGATTTTTAAAAATACTTTTTAGAATATTTATAGGAATAATTTCATACAGTTCCTTAAGATATTCTAAAGAATTAAATTCTTTTTCTGTATTCATAAACGCGTTCCATGAAATACAAACGTCATTTAAATGAACAATGAATTTAATACCTGTTTCCATCAATCTTCCTCATTGCTTGAGTTCTTAAAGTCGGCATATTCACCAGCTACTTTATCTTCTAGTGCTTTCATTTTAGCAGCCGTGCAAACTCCGCCTTATAACTATCTTTATTGTCCCAAGGGAAGTTTATACTATCTAAAAGCGCTACTCTTACAACAAAACATTAGTTCTCCTTTGGTGGAATATACATAAACTTTGCTTCGTAATCTGTACCCGAACACTTATCACATTGCATTGCCATTGAATCAATGCCCTGATATATTGTAATACCACACTCTTTACAACCACATGTATCACAAATAAGCTCTATTTCTTTGTTATCTGAGTCGTACGCGGTGGCAGTTAACTTCATTCATCTTCCTTTGGTTACTTAAGCAATATCAAATTTCATATCGTCTCATGCGCAAAACACCTCCTGGATTAACTGACATATGAGGCTTAGGAATTCTAATACCTAATAAATTTGCAGGTAGGGGCGCCGTCAGTAAGAATCTGCTAAGCTTTACCCGTATACGTCTATTTGTAAGTTTTCTCCAAAGTATTGGATTCTTAAATCTACTCATCGCCAAGGCAGTCCACTAAATCTATCACCAACAAAATAACCAATTATTAACAACATAATTATCACACCCATAAGTATATAGTTAGTGTTCATATCTATCTTTCTTTGGTTAAGTGGCGGGACTAGCGGGGATCGAACCCGCGACCTGTTGATTACAAATCAACTGCTCTACCAACTGAGCTACGCCAGCATTAGTCGTACGCACACGCAAGACATATCAATTCAAGACACGGGTCTAAAAAAACACACTTAGTACTTCCGCATCTTCCACAAACATAGTCTTCGGCTTTCAATTGTTTTTTCTTCAAATCCCATAGTTTTCTTAATGTATCAATCTCTATGGACGAATGCCCTGTAAGCGGCAAACCATCTTCTATTGGCGTAGATTCTTCATCTACCATCAGTCTTCCTTTGGTTCTTCTGCTTTAACTTAACAAAGCAAGTAACTTATCATTCTTAAAGTCACTCTTATCAGCCATCGCATTCATAACTCTTGCTTTTGCCATACCGCACTTGTACGCAGGTAAACACTTCATAGCGCCCATACCTAAACAAAACGTTGCTATTAAAACAAGAACAATTGTAACAATTGCTTTGAAATCAAATTCATCCATTAATTCCCCTCTAAAACTTCTTCCATCAATCTTCCCTTAAATGGAGCTGGCGACTGGATTCGAACCCGCGACCTGTTGATTACAAATCAACTGCTCTACCAACTGAGCTACGCCAGCGTTAAACTGTTTCTTTAATTTTTTCTTTAAGATCTTTAAGATGTGGTGCATCCATGACTTGATCCATAATCTCTACCCATAGCTTTGGATCTTTTTCAAGAACATCGATTAATGGATAACCGATAAACTGAGATCTTATATAGTGCTTTTCGTCTGTTTCTTTATTATCTTTCATTGTCTGCCTCATATCAGCCGAACATTACCAATCGGACGAAATAATTGGCGGCGAGTGGATCTGGCTCGCCTATCTATCTGTATCGTTGACTATCACATGATCCATAAAATAGCGGGAAGGATACACGGGGATTAGCTCTATAGATATTATCTGTCATTATTAATAAATTTTAAACTAATTGCGTTATTCAAATGCGCATCTCTTCCCGCGTTAAATATATATTGGGTTTATGTTCAAGGTTACGCGATAATGCCCCCCTTCATTGTTATGTAAACAAATGTGTTATATCTAAATTGTCTTCTCCAATTCTATCCGAAAGACCTTCTACTACTATGAAGCTATCTCTCAGTATCAACTTATATTCTGTAAGCAAAATACTATCAATGATCAAAAGTATTCCTAAGACAAGACCCATAAAAAAAACAATCCTAAGAGTCATGCTTCAATAGTATGTCCTCATGCACAACATCAAGTAAATGTAATAACGTAGAATGAATACCCTCAAAGGTAGGAAACTGGACAGGAAGATCATATGACTTTCCATCACACCATACGTAAGCAACAACCTCATCTGTAACTGGAACCTCGCGCCAATTTAACTTGCATACAATCTGACCGTATAGCTCAGTATCCAGACCCCAAGCCTTTAAAACTGAACACAATGGCTCAAGCACTATTTCGCGAGTCTCTGGATCAGCAAACACTTCCTTATTAATAGAAATAACCCACGATAACGTGAGCTTCTTATACGAAAGCGAAAAAAACATGCCGTGTATGTTTGACATAATCTCCCTTTGTATCGGTATTACCAAACTATTACTAGCTTAGGTTACATATGCGACCATGTCAACTAGATTATGGTGTATTTTTTGATGGGTTAGATTCGGTATCTTCCCATAGTGGGCTTTCTTTGTCACCCTTGGCTTTATAGAGAGCGTCCTTGAATATTTGTGCGATGTCTGACTTGTCTACAGCGTTGGTGGTTGCTTCTGCGCTGACTTTAGCGTGATCTTTTTCTGCGTCTAGCCATGATGGATCGTATTTGTGTAGATTCTTGAGTGTCATTCCTTCTTTGTAGACTCCAATCATTGCTCCAAGTTCCCGGCGATTGCCGAGTAGTTTAATTACGTTTCGATTGGCCTCTTTCATTATGTCTTTATCTCTAATCCATCCTTCAAAAAGTCGGTCATCGATGCCGTGCAGGTAAGGAAATTGTGATACTTTTATTGCTGTTTTATCGTCACGAGCCCAAAGTAAATATTTCCTAGCAAGTTCTGCAAAAAACAAGGGTCCAGTCAGCTTTTCTTCCCCCGTAAATATGTCTTTATACGATCCGTACGGTATTTTTTGCGCGGGTTTTTCGAGTATGCTATCCTTGATAGATTTATTATCAGACACGGTATTCTCCGTAAGTTATGACCATCTCGGTACGTGGATTATCTGAGTATAATTTCGTTGCGCTTAGTTTATAAATCTGTGCATCATCATGATATAGTAGCGCTACGCAGACGTCGTTGTATAGCTTAATTAGATTGTCGGTATCAGGTTTACACTTATGAGGTGTATTTAGTAAAGCTTCTCTCTTTACTTTGCTTTTGCTTTTAGGAATTGGCATGAAAAACGTGTACTGGATTTCTACAAACCCTTTAAAGGTGGAATAGACGAGGGGGTTTGTGAATTCGTCGTAAGTTGATGGTAGTCGCTGGATTTGCTGACGGATTTCCCAGTAAAGGTCTTCCTTAAGATCTGCTTGAGAATCGTAGACGTGTGTTTTACCGAACCTGGGTCGTTTAAGTGGGATTGGTTTGCCGGGTATGGCGATATTAACTATTCGTTGCATCTTTAAAGTTCTCTATTTTTAGTTCAACTTCATCAAACTTCTTCTTAGCCCATTTATAGTAAGATTCTTCTGAGCATATCATGGCGTGAGCTTCGTTGAACGGGCTATTGAGCATTGATATACATTTTTCGCGTTCGTCTAGCAGCGCTTGGTATTGAGGCCCTGCTGGTGATACATAGATAGCGCGGGCGCCGGCGTCAGGTCTATCGTAATAACTTTCCGTAAAAATCTTATTCTCCTCGAGCATGGGATCGCTGGAGCTAATTGCCTCGGAAAGATACGCTTTCTCGAGCAATGAGTTATCGAGTCCCATATTTAAATCTTTGCATATACGATTACAGGATGCTTCAAAATAAGCGAATGGGTCAACAATCCCCCCTTTTTTAGCTCTTATCCTCCTGTCTGTATCGATTATAGCATGGGAATTGTATCTGGAAAGGTAGATCTTGCCTGCTCTTGTAAGTTTAAGTGACTTAATTTGTTTAATTGCGTCAACGGTGGCTTGTTGGTCATACGGAATTGTCATTAGATTTGTCTTTCTTATTACCTCGTTGGTTTTACTTTTTGGGTGGTCTTGCCTTGCACACGAGTGTGCACGCGCATGCGTGTCTTTAGTAAGATAAGAGTAGCTTTCTATATTACATAAAGAGGGGATAGGAGAAGATATTATCTTATATTGTGTGAACAAGCTGAAAGCCCCGATTAGCAGGGCTGGTAGAAGAGTGCCTAATTTCTTTTTGATACGTTTCGTGGTGAACAATTTAGCCAGTCGATAGATACTGGTATTCATGTGTCGATAGTTACTAAATACGAGTCCCATCTTCTCAAGTATCTTGATCTGTTTATTAACATACTCACGAGTGTATCCAAGTTGTCTTCCAATGAAAGATTGTGATGGATACAATGCGCGATGAAACTTGCTTAAACGAATCAGCTCGTTGAGTATCCTTTGAGAGGCAGTTGACAATCTGGCAATGTATTTCTTGGGCTTCTTATATAAATCGATGCTTGGAGACGGGTCGTAAAACCAGATATGTGCAGTTTGTCTTTTTCTTAAAAATATATTTAATAATTCTTCTTGACTTGAGATAGGGATGTTGTATGCTTTATTCATCAAATGCCTTTGGCGTTATAAACTTTGGTGTTATAACCTTTGGGTTTTGATAAATGGTAAAAGGTAGAGGGTGATTCATTGCAGTTGAGCCCTTTATTTTTTTGTCTTTAATTCGATTACTGGCCCCCACTTTATATCAAAGTAGCTCATTCGTAAATAACTTCTTTCATATTTATTACATATCCTGTTGACATACACACTTATGTAACGTATAATAATATAGTTAGTAGCAGTATAAAGTCTTATTTTATGGTTAAATATATGGCAAAAAATACAAACTTCCTTCCGTTTAAAGAAGCTCGTGAATTTATGCATAAGCAAAATTTAAGAAGCCAAGAAGAATGGATGCAATGGAGTAAAACAAAAAGACCTACATATATTCCTTCTACTCCACTTAGAGTTTATAAAGATAATGGGTGGAATGGATTAGAAGATTGGTTGGGATATAAACGGTTTCAATTGTTAAGCTTCGAAGAAGCTACAAAATTTATGCATAAGCAAAATTTAAATAACAGAAAAGAATGGGATAAATGGAAAAACAGCAAAAGGCCTAAATTTATTCCTTCTAATCCTAATGTTTTTTATAAAGACAAAGGCTGGAGTGGCTTAGAATTGTGGCTTGGCTATAAAAGATCCCCATTTCTTCCATTTAAAAAAGCTCGCAAGTTTATGCATAAACAAAGCCTAGTCGGTCAAAAAGAATGGTCTAAATGGAACAATACAAAAAGACCATCGTGTATACCAAGTACTCCTAGCACATATTATAAAAATGATGGGTGGATTAGTCTTCCTGATTGGCTTGGATATAAAAAACATCTATCTCGACCCATTTTACATTCACACTTATGTAATGTATAATAATATAGTTAGTAGCAGTATAAAGTCTTATTTTATGGGGAATATTATGATCTCAAAAGAAATGAAAAAAACACTTTGGTTTGAGTGCATGCAAGAACATGTTAAATCAGTTCGAGCTAGGTATTTAAATATACGCAATCTTGAAGAACGAATATCTGACTATAAGTATCAAATAACTGCATTTAATGCTGATTATGAAAACTGTAAACATAATTTAAGAATACTAGATGCTGAAAAGTATAAGATCTTCTTAATTACTCCTGAAATGGTTAAAGAAATTGAAGAAATGCTATGCAATTTCTATGAAGGATCTTCATATGATGATGTATGTTGCGAAATCACTTCAGACTACAGTATAAAATCTTTTAAAGAACTTAATGTTCTTGAATTTGATGACATCATGTACAAATACTCAGACCCTCAACCACATTCACGATTACATTAAGGAAATACCATGACATTTAAAGAATTAAAAATAGAAGCAAAGTATCTAAGAAAAGAACGCAAAGAACTTAAATCATTACAATTTACTGGATCTTTACATTCTCCAACAGGTATGGACGTCATAATCGGCGACAAGCCAGTAGAGAAGCGATCTGAATCAGAACATGCTGAGTTTTTAGAAATGTTCAAAGCTAGAAAATTTGCTTATGAAAAACGCGTTGAAATATACAATGAGTTAATGGATAAACATAATGAATCTGTAGTTAAGAACTCTTCGCCAGCTCAACCAGTATCAGAAGAATATAAATCACTAAAAAAATTACTAACTAAAATCAGAAGAATGAAAATTCGTATTGAAAACTACTCAGATGAAACCGACGTTATTATAGCTAAACTACCAGGCGGCAGTGTTAAGGATATACTTGATGCAACAGCCAAAGCTGGCCCTGTTGTTAAAGAACGGGATAAAATCTACAAACAAAAATTAAGCGAATTCCTTAAACTTTCAGACGAATATAATAAAAGAGCTAATGCATATAATGCAAAAAGATAGGGACGATATGAAAAAATTATTACTCGAAGCATTTACAATGTTCTTAAAATATACTGCAAAACCAGACTTCGAAACGCTAGGCACACTTTGTAGAAGCAATAAAGAAGACGAAGACGTACAGTTAACTCTCGACACCGGTACTAGCATCTTCTCCTGTATGGGTGATATCGAGACTGAAAGCACATTCAATATTGCTGCAAGACAATCTAAACTGATTAAGAATGTAGATATGAAAGATGACGCTGCTGTCTCTAAGCTCATACATACCTTTATATGCATACTTGAAGACATCATAAATATAGAATCTACGTACTATAACGATAACATAGAGGCATCTGTTATTGAATACTTTGGATATAGCAACACGATAGAACCTAGGGCGCTTTTCTTCGTGGCTAAAGCATACCTAGATGATATCGATATTACTAAACGATTTCCCACAGAACCACTAAAAATAAAAACCACAGAGAACTAAGACATGAAAAAACAAGTATTACCAAAAGAACTATTTGAACAGATAGATGCATTCATGGACGCATATACAGCTTTCTTAACAGAATAAAAGATCTTTCGTAAAGTCTTCCAGGTTATTGTTTGTTCCTGGAAGAGTTATTGATATTCCTCCCCGAGGGCCCTTGACCGGGTAGACCAGGGGAGGTTAATTAAAAAGAAAAGAGAATAAAATGTATAAACTTAGTGTATTAAATATTTATGGATTGATTTTTTTATGTTTTATAATTGTGGTTGGAGTTATTTATAACTTGATACTCGATAGAAAAACTGACCGCGAAATAGCCCAACTAGACGCTATGTTTGAGGAACAAGACAAACAACGAAAAGAGTATTTTGCTCGTCTAGAACGCGAGCATTATGCTAGAGAAAAAAGTAATTAAATATTAAGCCTGGGGGGGCGTTGAAATGGAAAACACATTTACTTTAAGGGCAGCCGAGTTGTTGTTACTTCAAGAAAAGATGACATTTTTAAATCAAGAACGTAAAAAGCTAGAGCTAGAACTTAAAGGCCTTGTTGATAACAAAACATTCTCTGCGAATGGATACACCTACACCGTTAACGAACGTTTGGGTTCTATCCAGTACAAGGACATTCCAGAGCTTGAAAGCGTTAATCTTGACCTTTACAGAGGCGCGCCAGTAGTCACATGGAAGTTAGCTTACGTTAAACAATTTGATATATAAGGGATATGATGGAATTTCCAAAGCAATTATTTTTTGGCACTGAAAAACCAACCGTAAACAAGTTTGTAAAAATACGAGATGTTGCAGCAGGACTTAATAAGCCAGCTGGTGGATTATGGACATCTTCTTATGTGATAAACGATAAATGCGGATGGGAAAAATGGGTAGCAAGAGAAGAATTTAACGAAGATGAATATACAAAAAAATGGATGCTTTCTATAAATGAAAACGCAAGAGTTTTAACAATAGATAGTAAGGAAGATGCAGAAAAAGCATATGAAGACTTTCCGCTTTTAGGTGACTGTAACGTCCCAGAACTAAATTATGAAAACATTGCACAAAAATACGATATTGTTCACCTAACAGAAAATGGATACGAAGAAAACAACTTAGGACCAATGGGAAAGATTCTTCCAGCATTTCTTTTTGAGGAACTTAGTTTTGATTCATGGGACTGCGAATCTTCTTTAATTATTAATTGGGATTGCATTAATAATATAAAATCAATGGAGATATGATGAAAGATTTTAAAGACTTTGTTAAAGAAGAAACAGCCACTCAAGAGGAGGCTAAGAAATATGTTAAAGCTTGGCAAAAAGATATTAAAGAAGGCGATCACTATGTTATGGATATGGGGCTTGGTTTCCTTCTTTACGGAGAAATCTTAAAGCCGTATGATAGTTTCTATGAAACCGAAGAAGGTTCATATTATAGATTTGCAAAGGCATATTCTATTATGTGCCCAAAGGGTGAAGCTGGAGATGTTCATATCGCATCAATCACAAAGCTTATAACTAAAGAAGAGTTTGATAACATTCTTAAATCAATCAAGAAGGATCTGTAATGAAAGTATTTAACAATAAAGACTTATCGGTAATGAGCAAAACTTTGGTTTTTAATAGTGCGCAAGCATTGTTTGCTACATCATTGCTTGTAATAAATGCAGTTGAAACATCGTTTCAGTTGTATCAAGAATCAGCTGATGATGACAAAAAAATGCAAACCTTCTGCAAGAATCGTTTAGAATCTATTTGTAGAGCAGTTGGTGCTGTTAAAAAAGAAATTGAACTAATATCACCAAATTTCATCGAATGGTTTGATGAAATGGTTGAACATTATGATTTCGATGTACAAGAACAAGTAAAATTTGATGAAGAACAATTTGATATAGATTTCAAATCCAAAGATTTCAAAGATTTCAAATATGAAAGTTGCAAAAGTTCTGAAGTTGAAAACATTTTACGGAATCGAGCACCAATTGTATCTGATATGTCTCCAGGTGAAATTAGCAAGGGTGAAATTGGAGACATCTGGATTAATAAGACAGTTGCAAAGGCATTTGTTCTAAAAGAAGTAGTCGACAGTAAATTTTTGTGGGAAGAAATAGAAATTGGGAGCCTAAAGAATGACTAAACCAGAAGTAACCAAACCAGAAGTAGTTAAACAAGAATCAAACGTACGGCAATTTCTTAATGACATTGTCGCAGTTAATAAATACACATCGTTTAAGCTTAAAGAAGATTTCTTTTACGATCTTAAATCTGACAAGATTGGACAAATTACAGCAGCACTGTGCAAATTTATTCTAGACCTACCAAACATGTCTGCTACCAACAACGTCATGAACCGTTTTAAGTCACAAAAGTTTTATGAATTATTAGACGTAATTAATCCATTACTCTCAAAGTATGAATGTAAATGCACTCAAGAAATTTCTACCGTAGATTTCGTTAACTACGTTGTGACAATTATTTCCCATTCAAGCGATCAATACTTTAGATCTGTAAGCATTATCCCTAAACTCTATTTCTCAGGCGGCAAAGACGTAGATACTGATTCTAATAGACAAGTCTTCAACTCTGCGGTAACTAATATTAAGCGAGTTGTGTTAAAATCTATTCTCGGAATAGACGCAGGAGAAGAATCAGAGTAAAAAAAAAGGGAGAATATGGAGATTAATGATTTCGTCGGTCGTTTGAAGGAATTCGAAGAGCTCGAAGCATTCATTAATAAGCGTGTAGAAGAACGCCTAAAATTAAAGTACGTTGACAAATATCAATCTGAAAAGATTGATCTTCTATGTGAGGCCCTGTCCAAGGCACAAGGCAAATTTCCCGTTATTGCTACTAACAGAGACAATAATTTCTCGATGTTTCGCCAATATGCCGATCTGGATCAGATGGCTCACGCTGTCAGGGCCCCACTAGAAGAAAACGGTCTGTCCGTAATATTTCAAGAAATGCTTGAAGACGAAAAAGTCATACTCTCAACCAAGCTCTTACACAGTTCAGCACAGTTTATAGAAACTCGTACTAGAATTGTTCCCTCAAAAAACGATATCCAAACTATCAATTCACACATGAAAGCCAAAAAACGTAACTCTTTCATGAATATCTTAAACCTTACTATTCAAGATGATCTCGACGACGACGATGGCGAAAAAGACATGCGTCAGATCCGAATAGAGAAAGCTAAGGCTACTGGCATAAACACTCGTTACAAGGCAAAAGAAGAGTCATTTAAGCTTATAAACAAAACTGAGCTAGAAGAACTTCAATACATTCTTAGCAACTACCCAGATCTTGCTGAAAATCTGCTAGAAAATCTTAGCATTGAATCTTTTGCAGACATGCCAAAAAGTAAATACCGAAGTTCTAAAGAACAAGCTCTTAAAATCATACAACTTAGAGAGGGACGGACTGGCAAGAAAATTGTCAGTGACAATGATTGGTTAGAGTAATGACAAAGCCTATTGAGGTCGAAGTTCACCTCAATAAATTTAAACCACGAGATTATCAAATACCCATTTTTAAAGCATTCTTTAAAGACAAGTTCAAACGTCTCGTAATCGTTATGTGCCGTCGAGCCGGTAAAGATCTATGTACCTGGAACATCGTTATTAGAGAAGCAATCGAAAACCCAGGCGTATATTACGTCATATATCCAACGTATGCCCAAGGTAAGAAGATCCTATGGAACAGTGTCACGATTTCTGGAAGACGCTTCCTAGACTACATTCCCAAAGAAATGGTTCAGAATATGAACAGCCAAGAATTGAGAATAAATCTCATTAATGGCTCGATTATTCAGATCATCGGATCAGATAACCCAGATCGAATTGTTGGTACTAACCCTAGGGGAGTTGTATATTCCGAGTACGCACTTCAAAACCCTAGAATAGCATCATTAATTTCTCCTATACTTGCTGCAAATAAAGGCTGGGCCATCTTTCAAAGTACCCCTAGGGGAAGAAACCATTTTTATGATCTCTATCAAGTTGCATCACATTCACCAGACTGGTGGACATGTAAACTTGGTCTTAACGAAACACATCACATTGACCCAGAAGAGATAGAAAAAGAAATTCGTGATGGCCTCATGTCTAAAGATCTTGTGGAACAGGAATATTATGTGTCGTTCGATGCCGGAGTTGAGGGAAGTTACTACTGTAAGTATTTAGATAAAATGCGTCTTAGCAATCAGCTCGGTGTAGTCCCTTGGGAACCACAGTTTAAAGTTCACACAGCCTGGGATTTAGGTATGACCGATAGTACAAGTATAATCTTCTTCCAGACAATAGGTGCTGTAGTACGTATTATTGACTACTACGAGAACACTAAAGAAGGCCTTGAACATTACGCTAAGTATCTTGACTCTAAAGATTATAACTATGGAGTGCATATAGCACCATTTGACATCGCAGTCGCAGAACTTGGTACCGGTATTTCTAGAATCGAGAAAGCTAGACAACTTGGAATCAAGTTTGACACCGCAGATAGTAAATCATTCATGGACGGAATCGAAGCCGTAAGATCTTCTCTCCCTAAAATATGGATCGATGAAGAAAAGTGCAAGGGATTAATTCGCGCTCTAGAGAACTATCGTCAAGAGTATAATGATAAGTTACAGACTTATAGAGATCGTCCGCTACATGACAAATATAGCCACGCTGCAGACGCAATGCGGTACATGTGCATCTCTCTACATAAAACATCTGATGGAATAACGGCAGCTGAGCTCGAGAAGCTTCGTCATGATGCTAGATATGGAAATCAGCCTACGATGAATAATACTTTTAATCGTGGATTCTAAAGAATCAAGATTCTAAGTATCGTGATTCTAAAGAAATGCCGTACCGAGGAGATCAGTACGGCAGATCCTACACTGAAAGGGTAGTGTATTCACATAGGAGAAAGAAAGTCTTATTCAAAGCTAGCTAAAAAAAAATCTAAATACAATATATTTGATTCTAAAGAAAAGCCGCCCCAGCGTAGTAGCGACTAGAGCGGCAAAAAAGGAGATATGAAGAAGACTCTTTTATCCGAGCTGGAGCCAAGTGGCCACGCCGGCTTGTTTTTTCGTTAACATATATACTTCTGTTGTTCCTGCTTCATCGTCATAAATCCATACAGCACCAATTCTAAATAACTTATAATCACTTGTTGTTGGTTGACTATCAAATGTATAAATGTTTCCTGGATTTTCTGCATTGACACCCAAATATGCTAGGGGGTGTCTGCCATTAATATCAGCCATAATTTTTCCTAGAGAGATTGATCAACAATCGCTTTAAATGCATCTAAGAAATCATCAAACTTAGCAATTGCAGCGTTTTGAGTAATGATAGGCGTTAGTAAAAGTTTAACTGCTACTGCATCTTCGTATAAAGATTCATTTCCATAGTCTTCTACTTTTGTTTTAAAGCTTCTTACTACTAAATGCCAACCAGCTTCATAGCCCTTTGGAAGTGGACCATGAAAGAAACACCATGATAATTCTTTAAATGAGCACAATCCCGCTTCGTCTGCTTCACCTTGTTCTGTAATAAGATGAAATGGATATTCACCAATATCATTTTTTAACATTTGTTCAAATGCTGTTACTTTATCATCGCTTACTTTTTTATTAGCTTTAAAAATTCCAATTGAACCTTTAAGTGCTGTTGCTTTTGCTGATTTGAAAGCCATCTTTTTTCCTTTTAAATTTAAATTTATACACCTGGCACCGCAGTTGATAATCCACCACTTGCACCAGCCGCAACCCAATAAGCACTTCCATCATTTGCAACTGTATACATTGATGAAACATTGCTTGTTCTTAATGTCCATGTGCTCGTTGGATTCGTGGCTGTTGCTAATTCACCCGAATAACTTACGCAAACCCAAGCTCCCATTCCTTGTTTTACATTCGTTAGAGAAGTTGATCCTACAAATGGATTTGTCCTATCTGTCCAGGTTCCAGTTGGATCTGTTGCTGTTAATATTGTATCCGGATTAGCACTAGCAACCCAATAAGAATCTGCACCATAATCAACGCCTTGTGCATAATCAGTTGCAGACATTGGGTTTGTTCTTAACGTCCAGGTTCCGGTTGGATCTGTTGCAGTTGCTATTTGACCAGTATCGCCAACCGCCACCCATACACTATTACCATAAAAAACATTTTTTATTGATGCTCCAGTAAATGGATTTGTACGACTTGTCCAAGTTCCCGTTGGATCTGTTGCAGTTGCAATATAAGTAGGATAGCCAACCGCCACCCATACACTATTACCATATGCAACCTTGTTAATTTGAGAGGCTACAAATGGATTTGTACGCTGAGTCCAAGTTCCAGTTGGATCCGTTGCAGTTGCAATTGATCCGTGATCATCATATACACCTCCAACAGCCACCCACACGCTATTACCGTAAGCAACTCCAACAATACTTTCAGATCCAAAAGAACTTGTTCGTTGCGTCCAGGTACTAGTTGGATTCGTAGCTGTAGCTAATTTACCATCGCGACCAACTGCTACCCAATACGTACCATCGTGTGCAAGACCATAAATAGTAGATGCAGCAAATGAACTCGTTCTAGCTGTCCATGTTACCGGTGCTCCAGTAGGGCCACCCCTAGTTCTTTTTGCAACTAAACCCATAAAACCTATCATAATTATGCTTCCAATCTTTTAAAAGTTTTCTTATACAATCTGTCGATAAGTCCTCCTAGTCTACGCTTCCATATCACCAGCTACAGCCCAGACGTCTTCTGCGATTTTTATTAGGGCACCCACCGAATATAATTTTACAGTTGTATACGCATCATCAGCAGATTTTAATGTTGGCGGAGCAGCTCCTGCAAAAGTAGCCTGTCCTGCACCACCTTGTTGAAATCCTATTTGTGTTCCAATTGGAAATGCTACTGACGCATTTGTTGGAACAGTTACGGCAATCGCAGCTCCATTTGTAAATGTTATAAATTTACCAGCATCTGTAAGAGTTAATGTATAAGTTGTACCAGTTTCATTTTTAACAGTTGTTCCAGTTGATGCAACAGTTATTGAATGAGCTGCATTAGTTACTGTAATTCCAGTTCCAGCAGTCAAAGTTCCTAGTTGAGGTATAGCTCCAGTATCACCCATTAATAATTGTCCATCAGAAGGTTCTGCTGTCCATGCTATAGCTCCAGTTGTAGCAGCACCATAAGGTAAACCATGCGAGGTTTGAGCACCTAACTTAGCTTTTAAGGTTACTGGGGCTACGGCTTTAGCGGCCTCAGTTCCTGCAATTGCTTCAGCGTCAGAACAGAAAGATGCCGCTGGAACTGCTTGATATGTAGGAGCTGCGCCTGCACCATTAGCGGTTAAGACATGCGTAGCGGTTCCGCCACCAACAACACCTATAACATTAGCAGCGCTAGCAACTAATACGTCACCCTGAGCTACAGTTGCTGGATATGTAGCTGTTGTCCATGTTGGATTAGAACCAGCTACACCAGTTAATATAGTTCCTACTCCACCAACAGCTAAAGCTTCAATTGGACCAGCTGTGGCACCGACAAGAAGACCACCATCTGTAAATGTACTTGCTCCAGTTCCACCATCTGCAACAGGAACGTCTGTTCCATC